TTCCATGTAGAGAGCCTTGATGTCCTGAACTCGCTTCTCCTTCTGAATGCGACGAATGAAAGCAAAGTAGCAGATCTGTGTGAAGTAGGCAAAAGCGTTGGGTAAGCCGGTACGAGTTCCGATGCTGACGTCGAAGTTGTTGATCGCACGAATACAGTTCTCGACCGCATCCATGACCATGTCTTCACGGTACGTGTATCGAATGAAATTGGGTTTATGTGAGAGCCCCTCGGAGATCTTCAGTAAGCACGATCCGATGTATTCCGTGATCGTAGGTTCCGGCTTACCGGCCTTCTTGGCTTTTGTGACCGACACGACGTAATCGACCACGGCCTTGGAAAACTCCGCGTTGTTGACGTAATGTGGTTTCTCTGAAGGCTTAAGCTTTCGAGGTGCGATATCGTTCATGTGAGATAATGTATCATACCACTTTCATAAGTACACAAAACTTTTACAATCAGCCATTGTAACTTAGAGTGACTCCGTCGTAACTATGTTGTGTACACACCAGTGTGGTACATGTACAATTGATCCAGACCTCAGCAGCAGTCAGGGAATAATCAAGGCAAGCTGGAACAGACTAAGGCTTCAGTTGAGATCAAATCTCTTCTGCTTGTTTAACTGATGCTTGAGCGAGGGACTGAGCGAAGGCATCTGTTGATTATTCGTGGAAGAGGAATCCTTGATGGCCTCCTGAAGCTCAGAGGGACTCAGATACTTCTGCAGATGAGTAAGAAGAAAGTACCGTGAGTAAGCGAACTTCTGATCAAATGTAGAATCAGACTCCGCAATGATGGAATCCAGATTNACCTTAATCTGAGTTTGACTTCCAGGAATCCAGGGAACATACACGGTCTTCAGGCTCGATTCTACGACCATCTGACAGATCTGCAATGGTCTATGGAGTATCACGTACGACTCAACCGAGTCTCGATGATTCTCCTCGGCCAGAATGACGGATCCATCGATCATGCGATAGACCTGAACGTTCAGGGAATCGATGTACTGCTTAAGGTCCGCGGTCATGAAAGTATTTATGAGATCGGCACTTCATGCACCTCAAAGTCAAATTTCTCTTTCGTATAGATCTTGGCGCGCTCGATGCCGTGAGTCAGCGTGTAGTTCTTCTGGCCCTTTCTCGAGAGATCGTCGGCGATGTCGTATACGGTCGTTGAACGTTCATCCTTGGTCTTTCTGAGACCACGGCCGATCGACTGAAGGACTCGCACCTGTGACTTGGTCGGAGAAGCAAAGACGATGTTGTGCAAATTCTTGATGTTGATTCCGGTCGAGAATGTACCAAACGAGGCGATGATGACGGAGCCTTCCTCCTTCTCCACCAGGCCGCGGATCCGTTCACGCTCGTCGGCATCTACCTCTCCGGAGACGAAGTAGACTTTTCGCTTGGTGTCCTTCAGCTTCTTCTTGACGGCCTCGAAGAGAGGCTCTCCATGCTTCTCGACAAACTGATACAGAATCAGACTATTGCCCTTGAGATCCGCGACCAGGTTCGTGATGAAGCGATTGCGTGGCTCATATGACGTCAGAAAGTCGAGCTCGTCCTGATAATCGAGGGAATCGTGCTCCTTGCGAATTGCCTCGGGATACTTCAGCACGAGCATGTGAATCTTCAACTGAGCCAGAACATCCGCGTCGATGAGCTCATGTGTTGTCGTCACCTGATAGGTCGGACCGAAGCATCCTTCGAGCACCAGCTTATTGACCTTGGCATCCTCACCTCCCGGAAGCGTACCGGTCGTTCCGATGCGGAACCAAGCGTTCTTGAGCCAGCTCATGATCTTGGTCAGTGAAACGGCCTTGAACAGATGTGCCTCATCGCCAAAGACACCACCGAACTGCTCGAACCACTTGGGCCCCATGGTAACGGCCGACTGCCAGGTCGTGATGATCACCGGTGGATCTACTTCTACTTTTTCAATCTTTCGAATTTTCATAGAATACTCTACCTAATTTCCAGATCGAAACATCAATTGTTTCAGGTTTCATAAGTTTTGAAATTATATCAAATCATCTTTTAACGTAAGGTCTTTCGCTTTCTTCTCACCAAAACGTGTTGATACTATATCATTCGGTGATAGTATTCTAATTGAACCATCTTCCAAAAAAACCTTTACTTTTTCTTTTTTAGGATCTTTATCTTCTCCACCCATCAAAATGCTTATTGAAGAGTCAGCGTCGAAAGATGCATCTTCAGATGAATAATTTGAAAAATCATTTTGCATTTGAAGAACTAAACTTCGGGTAGGAACGATGACGATTGCCTTCTTCGAAGAACCTTTGAGATGATTCAGATACCATCGTAGAAGCTGATAGATGATCAGAGACTTACCAGAACCGGTCGGGGAAACCAGAAGGATCTTCTGAAGCTTGATCGCACGATCTATGGCATCTTTCTGGTAATCCCTTAGCTCGAGCGGCTTATCGTCCGCCCCGGTGGCCGCATAAAGGCCTTCAGACGCTTCGGATTCAGCTTCTGAGAGGTCGGGAAGCCACAGCCCTGGTGCCAGTTCAAGTTCGTGTTTCCGTGAGTCCGCGTACTTCTGAAGGTGATGGAGCAGACCGGCCGGAAGAGTCTGATTACGAAGATTGAACAAATGTATACGCCCATCCCATTGCCGACGCTTGAAGGCCGGAGAGAACTGATATCCGGCCGCAAAGAACGAGAAGAACTCAGATAGCTCCTGAAGGACTCCGGAATCCTCACAGGTCACGCGAAGGTGTGCCTGATCGATCGAATTGACGTGTATGATGGCCATGTAGTATTTATTAGCACCCGGCCGTAAACTTTCGAAAGTCCAGAACGTTCTTGATGTGCTGATGCCTCCAGCGAAGTGTATCGAGAATCTCCGTCAGAACGTCCACGCCGGTCTGAAAGTATGTTTTCTTGTCGAGCGCCACACGTAAATCCGAATCCGCGTCGACGTAGGTTTCCAGATCCGAGCGAAGAGGCTTCGAGGCACCTTTGAATGGATCGTACGGCCACTTGCGCTCGTCCATCTCCTCCTGTGTCATCTTGCCGGTGTAGTATAGCCACTTGGCATGACGAAGCTCGGACAGCTTGGATTCTGTGGTACGAAGCTTGAGCTTAAACTCCGTGAGGTATGCCAGGTACTTGGCATGAATCTTGGCGAACTTGAGGGTCGAGTCGTCCAATGCCAGAGAGTCAAGTTGACAATCGGATTCCCATTCCTTGATGATGTCTTCAACGGTAATCATAATGTAATCTGAAATTATTTATACCTGTACAGGGTGCTACACGAGCACATTGAAGTAGTTGAATCGCAGAGTCAGATCACAGGGCAGATATTGAATCGTCTGTGCCTGTGTGTCAAACTGAAGCTCACCGATCGTGGTCGGAAAGGCGTCATGAAACTGAAACTGGCGATTTATCGTATTCTTCGAAGAAAGAACCGACAGAATCACATCCGTACGAAGAGGCTGACCAGATGTGGTCGCATTTGTTTGAAGCCAATTGAGCGCTTCCACATAATTGCTCATGTTCTCATCGACCATGAACTTTACACGAAGAGTCTCATATGTGATTGTTTCTCCAGGAAAATAAGCCGATTGATTGTGATAGTTTTCCTTGACTTCTCCCATGCTCAATGAAGGAATATTCACGGATGTGCAAAAATACTCAATGTTTGTAAATTTGGGATTCTGAATTGTCAGCTTAAAGTTAACCTGCTGCAGGAAATTCAGATTGGTCGTCAGCGAATTCATTGATGTTTATTTATGGACAAGAAAAAACCGCAGTCCCCTTTCGAGGACTGCGGTCATGATAGCGAAGCTAATCAGCTTAGCTTGTAGCAGCCTGAACGCCGCGGAGACTGATATTACGCACATTAAATGTTCTGTAATAAAAGTTGCCACGATCGTTGCCGTTCTGAGCACCAGCCGCCGCCGGATTGATCTGCTGAACGAACGGATTCGCGACCACGCCGTAACGCGTTTTGAAGGCGATACGAGGTTGGAAGGAAGCCGGATCGATCGCGCGGACCATGGTGAGCGGAACGTAAGGCGCATAGAAGATACCAGCGTCGTACGGATTCGTGCCACGATAGCCGACCGTGATGTAGTCCGTGAAGGTATACGGATCGATGTACACCTTGATGCGACCATTCAACACACCAGCAAAGGTGTTACCCGTGTCGTCGACTTCGAGCTTCGAGCTCAGAGCCGGCGCGTAGTCCAGAGAGCCAGCCGCGGCCAGAGCCGAGGCTACGTTGGACGAGCAGAGGATGAAGTTACCCTTGCCACGGCGAGTTTCCTTGGCGATCTGATTCGCTTCGAGCTCAATCGCCATGTGAAGGCTCTTGTACCGTTCCGCGGCCCAGCGACCATCCGCGTCCGTGCGGACGTCGTAAACACCAGGCGTGGTGTAGTTGAAGCGAGCGCCGAGGACGGCTTTCGCATTGATCGTTTCAATGATTTCACGATTGATTTCGAACAGGATCTCCGAGGAGAGGATGTTCGCCAGCTCGGATTCCGCATCGAGACCATGAACGGCCTTGAGATCCTGAGCGAGTTCCATCGTGTAGCTCGCCTTGAGCGCGCGAGTATTCGCGGTCACGACGGTCTTTTCGATGTCAAAGCCCATCGTAGCGAAGTCTTGATTACCGCTGGTACCAAGCAATTCGCCGGTCGCCGTAGGCAAAGCCTGACCGACCTGATACGGAGCCGTACCAGCATAGGCTTGATTACCCGAGAACGCCGAGGTGATCGGAGCCAGGTTCGCAAACAACACGGTTGAAGCCGAACTCAAGGTCGAGACCAATGCCGTGTCAATCGTAACCACACCAGAGTTAGTGGTAACGGATGCAACACGAGTGCCAGGAACGACGCCCTGAGCGATCACCAAATCGCCGACCGCAAGGCCCGCGAGAGGAGTCGCCGTCAACGTGATGGTCGTAGAACCGGCCGTTGAGGTCGCATTGCTGATCGTACCATTGTAGTACGAGGACTGAGAGGCCGTCGAAGAGCCAGCCACGGAAGGCTGATTCGAAGTCGTGCCTTGAACGCCGCCATAGAGCGAGTCGTCACCGGCCGCAACGGTCTGACCGGAGGTCGTGCTCAACGCGGAGGTGTATTTCGGCTTGAGCGCGAAGATCAGACCGGTAGGTCCGCTCATCGGCTGAACGCCGGCGATATCGTAGGCGATCAAGTTCGGCATCGCGCGGCGCACGAGGGAGATCAAGATCGGATCGAAGTTTTGAATCGCACCGGTGCCCATGTCGGCTTCGGCGAGCATCGAGCGCTCTTCTTTGAGAGCCTTCTGCTGGTTTTCGAGCAATGCGGCCGTGACGGACCGGCGATAGTTATCCTTAAATGCAGGAGCTTCCGCGTGATCCAACACCGCTGCCCATTTTTGTTCGGACTGTTCGGTATTAAACATACTTTCTTTTTGTTATGGTTGGGGGTTATTCTCTCACCGACGATTCGGATTATTGCGTTCAGCACGAGAGATAGCACTGACGTAACGTTTCATGTCATCTGGCAATGTAGCCATGGAATCTTCTTGACCCTCGATGATTATCGTACCCGAATTAACTACTTTCTGTGGTTTCACGTTCGCCTTCACGATGGAAGACGGCGCTGACTGAGGAGCCTTGCCAGAGAAGTACGACTCCTTGATCGTGGTCACCTTCTTCGAGAAGGCTTCCGCGGATTCAAAGATGACGTCCTTGGTGAGCTCCGTTAAACGAGAGGCCTGAGTGGTCGCCAATCCCTTCGACGCTTCCGCGAGAATGGACTTGCGCATCAACTTCTCGTTCTGAACTTTCACGGATTCAACGAGCTGATCATTCTGCTTCACTTGCTCCTGAAGCTCGACAATGCGAGAGTTCAATGATTCCACCAAGTCCTTGTCGGCCTTGGGAACCTCGATGTAGCTCTCGGCAAACACGTTCTTCAGAGAGGTGATGAAGCCTTCGGCGATCTCCGTGCGAAGGGTCGAGTCGACGGCGACTTGATTCTCCTTCATCCAGGATTCGACGACGTACATGAGGTACGAGTCGACCTGTTCGGTGACCGTGTTCATGATCTGCTCGGCTTTCTCGGACAACTTGATCTGATATCCTTCATGGAGCTGCTTACGAGCCAAGCGAACTTTGCTCTTAACGGCCGCTTCGAAGATCGTCTTGGCCTTGGACTTGAAACCTTCCGTGAGGTTGGCTTCACCGTTCATCAGTGCCGTGACGTCCTCTTCCATGTCGACTTGATCCACGTCGACTTCAGCTTCTTCAGCTTCGTCTCCCTCTTCATGCTCTTCCGTGCTTCCACAGGTGCATTCGCCGTCACAGGTACAGGTACATTCTTTGTCCTCTTCTCCGTGAGTTTCCGAGTTGGAATCACCGTTCTCGTCATCGAGCTTCTCAGCTTCGTCTTTCGAGACGGGTTCCTCTTCCGTGATTGGACCAGGAGCGTGTGCGATCGGAGCTTTAGCATGCGGCGCGGCCGCAATTGCCTTCTCCATATCTTTAACGCTCTGATCCATGCTCTCGATCGATTCCTCGATCTTCTTTTGGTTTTTCTTCGTGGCCATCTTCTTCAATGTTTGTTGGAGAGGAAGCCCCGAAGGGACCTCAGTCTCATACTATTCAATCTCGATCGAGCAAACAGGCTCGCTTCGAGTACCCATACCAATAACTCCCTGACGTATCAGGAGAGATTCTGTTAGCTGATATCCCGAAGGAATTGCTCAAATGATTTGATCTGAGCTTCAGCGTAAAATTCTTTGCTTCGTGTCTGACGGATTTTCTTCAACGACTCGTTCATTCGATCGACTTTGTTGGCAACGTACTGTTTTCCATCAAACACCCAGTCAACCGATTCCATGATTCCCTCGACGAAGGCCGAGGGAGCCGAGGGATCCTGAACAATGTCGACCGTGGCCAGACTATAATCTGGCTTCACGTAGGTCTTACCTGCGCGGGATTCAACTGAACCCATGCCGCGAGAGGACACTCCAAGTTTCACTCCACCATCCAATAGGCCCTTGACGATCTGTCCCATCGGAGTGTTGAGAATCAGTGCCTTGCCATACACATCATCTCCGTTCCAGTTCAATTCCGTGATGCGATGTGACACTTTATCCAGATTGATCGTGGGACCGTCCGGGTGATTTAGTTCACCTACCGCACGGCCAGTCGACACCTGCTCGGCGACGAAACGACTGACGGCCTCACGGAGTACGGAACGAGGATAGATTCGATTATTTCGATTCTGCTTCTCGGCCTGCAT